GGCGGATACTGGTTGTGACTCTGAACCTGCTGTAAAAGCCAAGAAAGCAGATGACGATGATTCTCTCGCAAGGTGGCACAGTCACGATGCGTTGCTACGCAGACCGGTTCCACTTCACGTTCAAAAGTCTCTCCAAACTTTAGCTTATCAGTCCGATAAGCCTCCATCCCCTCTGCACTAGTTCTAAATAATTGGGAAGTAGCCCCATCGGGAAACTTCTGCAAATACCATCCTTTCCCAGTTTCACTATCATCATCTGACGAGAAAACTAAAACCAGATTATCCATAGTAAATTCGGTTATGCTAAACCCATCTTTGCTCCATTCTTTGGCGTATGTCCTGACTATTTTGTTCATATCATATCTCCTGAGAAGTCTGTCTCATCAGTGCCGGGTGACTAAACCCGGTCAGACGGGTAAACCTGGCGTTTGCCAGGTTTCCCGTTTCGACTTAGTTTGGATCGCTATGGTCGTACCTCGTAATAGTCTAGTCGTGCCTCAGCACCAGTGAACTCTGCAATGTCATCGAGGTTCGTACCAAACCCGATCACCTTCGCACGATCCCATGCAGCTTTGATGTCGTTGCACAGTTCATCGTCACCAGTATTGAAGTAATCCGTCTGGTGTTGCAGTGCGATCATCATTATGACATTGGCATCACAATAGTCGTGCGATGCACACGTACCATCATTCGACACCAAGTCATTCTCGACATCGATGTTTACACGCTGTTCAGGTGTGGTGAACTTGCGCATCTCTTCGATAAAGTCACGTGCCAGTTTCTCCCTGTCGATGTGCGGCAGAGTCTGATCCGGTTCGATTACCGATACCGACATGACAGTCCACTTGCAGTACACGATAGAATTCTTCGTGTCCTCCCAGATGAACTCCACAGGCAGAGGTGACAACGTGCGCTTTGCAGTCAGGTCATCGAACAGTTCATGTACCGAGTCATCGTCAGGTGATCGATCCTTTTCCATGAATGCGAGATAACTTTTGTACTGGTCACGCACTGCTCGCATAGCGGCAGCACGTGACAAGAACACGTTACTGAACGGATACGTGTCTGGATCATATGCCGAGAATGTTGTACAGGTTTCTTCCTGTAACACGATCCACATTTTATCATCACCCAGTTCAGGCACGTGCTGAAGCATGTCAAATGCGTCAGCCAGACTTTCTTTCCAGTTACCCGGAGGTGTCGGATTGATAGCCTCACCAATTGAACTGAGCAATGCCGAGAATTGTATGGTATCAAGTATTTTCATTTATCATATCTCCTGAGAAGTCTGTCTCATCAGTGCCGGGTGACTATCCCCGGTCAGACAGGTCACGACAAACCTCGTGACCTGTTTCGACTTTACAACCCTTTCAGGTTCATACTGTACATCCTTTCAAATTTCCCTGGTAATCTGCAATTCACCGTCAGGTGACAGTGATGGTTCGACCAGCAATGGTAAACGTGACCGGTTCGCGACTTGGAATCTGACGCAGATTCTCACGCAGGATCGCGCAGTCTCGTCGTGCATCATGGTAATTAGATGCGTACCGGATCGTGCGCTCTTTCTCCTGATCCAGTTCACGTAACAATTCTTTCTCGTGTTGTTCCAGATCCGAGATGCGACTGATCAGGTCATCAGTGAAGTCATCAGCGTCAGGTCCTCGACCCTGATCACCGTAACGATCCTCATCGACTGTGCCGAATGGAACCGTGCCGACTGACAAAAGTGCCTGTAGCGGCGATCTCAGACCCTCTGCCAGTGCGACAGTGTTGGAGGTAGACTGATCACAGTCGATGCCGAGAATGTCGTACAGGTTTCTCAGAACATCTCTCATGTAGCATCCTTCCTGTTCTTTCGCTGCCCTCCGGTTCTCAGTCATCTTCCTGTGATGCTTGTCTTCAAAATAGACACGTACTGTTTCTGCTTTATCGAGTGGCAAGTCTTGATCGTAAGATCGAGGGTGCAGGTTTTCCAACCGTGCGACTGCTGCACGTGCGCCATTACCGCGCACCCGGACAGTGAATCGATCCCGGTTTATAAAGTTACGAATGGTTTTAACGAATGCCTTGCCATCAGCATTCCATGGAATGTCGAACAGTGTATATCCGACTGTCGATCTGTCTTTATCTTTAGCTTTTGACATTGTATGCATCCTCCGCACCAAAGTAGAACTTGTTATCAAGATGCGTGAATCCCTCGATAGGTTCGATAAGTTCACAGTCACTGTCAGGTACGATTATCGCGCCGCCACTGTTGACCAGTATGTTGACCAGCACGAGTTCGTCACGTTCTTCATCAGTCAATGGAGGTTCCTGAATATCCAACCACTCCGGGTATTGTGGTGACCCAAATTGGAATCCAATGACGCGCCCGGATAAATTGTGCTTTTTAGTATGCACAAAACAACCGAGTGTGATGTCTTGATTTAATTTCTCAAACATTTCATGTCTCCTGAGATATCTGTCTCATCAGTGTCGGGAGATAATCCCCGGCAGACCAGTACGCACAAAACGCACGTACTGGTTTCGACTACTTGATCAACCTCCACCAGTTGCGAAAGAAAGAGAAACGTTGCACACCCATGTGATCGACATAAATAAACTGCGTTGACAGGATGTCTTCGACAGTGCCGGTATGCGTGACGTTCTGTTTGAACTCATCAGCGCATTCGACGTAGTCACCAACTACTGGTATCTGATCACGACGTGTCATCAAAATGCCTCCACTGTCATGCCTGACTGCTGGATGCCCTCGATGACGTTATCAAGGAAACGAGGTTCAATGACAATACCGCCGCACCATGTCTGCGCGTCATCAGGAATGTGGTCATGTACCCATTCCCTGGCGTTTTGAGTTTTAGCGTGAAGTACGCTGATAGATATGTCGATCTGTACTTTAAAGTCAGGTTCGATCATGTCAGCACCCCATCCTGCGTTCAGCTTCCATCTCAGCATCACAGGCTGCCTCGATCTCACACTGCTCCTGATATTCCTGCCACTCCTCGTCAGAGACACGTGACCGATCCACGACTGGCACGACACGCTTACCGTGACACTCATCGCACGGTACGTCGTACACGCCACTCATGTAGTTGTCGAGAAACTCAGGGTCGTCGTGCAGAATTTCATCCATCTCGGATGATGTGATGCCGTTGCCATCGATAGCACGATTAACGTGTGATCCTTTGCCGTGACAATTACCGCACATTTCGTACATCGTCGGTAACTCGACTTCAGACCCATCATTTTTATACAAAGTGATGGTCGGTTCCTTTTCTGTCATGTCATTACTCCAGTTGAGATATCTGTCTCATCAGTGTCGGGAGATAATCCCCGATCAGACAGGTCACGACAAACCTCGTGACCTGTTTCGACTATGCGCGTTTTACATGCAGGTATGATGGATCTACCGTGTAGTCACGGGTAATCTCAATATTGAACTTAAGATCGTTTTTGATGATGTTTAATGCAGCAACGGTTAATGTGCCTTCCCCAGATATCCTAGCTAACGCTTGTGACTTATCACATGCCGGGTAGTACCACGTCTGACCATAAACTGTACGCTGTTTAATTTTGAGCAGGTTGTCCATATTGTCATATCTCCAATCAATCGAGAGTCTGTCTCATCAGTGCCGGGTGACTATCCCCGGTCAGACAGGTCACGACAAACCTCGTGACCTGTTTCGACTATGCGCGTTTAACTCTTTCCGTGGCTCTTCAATGCTATGCGATGCGTAACAGGTAGTCGCACTTCTCGTTCGCGGCGCAATCGTCCTGCTTCAATCTTTTTTAGTCTCTGTTCTGCGTGGCGTAATCGGCGTTCTAAATCAACGACACGCCCCCGTAGAATAAGGTTCGCATGTTCGACCCGGTTCGCGCTGACACGTAACTCTTCGTTTTCATGTTGCAGTTTGTTCATTTCTATGTTGCTGCTCATATCATATCTCCTGAGAAGTCTGTCTCATCAGTGTCGGGAGACTATCCCCGATCAGACAGGTCACGAGAAACCTCGTGACCTGTTTCGACTATGCGCGTTTAACTTTGTCCATAGAAGTATAACTGTCGAACCAATCACCGTGTCTGCGGGTACACGCTTTGCCAACAGCACCCGTGCAGGTTGTCGAACTAGTTTCTGGATCACTGCAATGTGCTTGTGCTTGTTCTAGCGTTAGCCCGGTTTTAATGGTGCGCAGTTTGCGCCAATCTTTTTTATACGATCTGACTATTTTGTACATTGTCATATCTCCAATCAATCGAGAGTCTGTCTCATCAGTGCCGGGTGACTATCCCCGGTCAGACGGGTAAACCTGGCGTTTGCCAGGTTTCCCCGTTTCGACTTAGGTGAAGTTTGCTGCGTGTGCCTGTTTGACGTAACCGATAATCTCTGATTCCGGCAACTGATTCAGCAAGATCACGTCAGGGTTTTTCATACCGATCTTACCCATGTGATCAGACAGTGCTGCCGCGTTTACCTTCGATGCTAGAACTGTCTCACCACGATGTGTCAAAGACCACGTGTACAGTTGCTTACTCTTCGTATCGAAACCCATCACGTACCTGTTCAAGTTTCGCCTTGCGTCACGCATTATCATTGTGTCGGTAAACAGTTCACTGACGACAGAGTCGATGTCCTGATCGTATGTCAACGGACTACCGTCATCATTTTTGTATGCGTCACTGACGTGCGGCGGGAGTGTCGCGATGTAGTCCAGTACAGGTTGCAGACGTTTGCGCATCAGCGACAATTTTTCTTTCTGCAACGGTTCATGCATGTCGCACCCACCGTTGCCATCGTTGCTGACTTTGCATATACGTTTGCCGGATGCATAGAGTGTTGCACTAAATGCGTTACCGTCTCGTGACAGTTCAGCAAAGTGCTTGACGTTTTTCAATTCAAGTCTCATTTCATGTCTCCTGAGATATCTGTCTCATCAGTGTCGGGAGATAATCCCCGGCAGACCGGTACGTCATCACGACGTTCCGGTTTCGACTTTACCCGTCGGAGAATTCAGCTACCGCTGCGAACTCGTCGTCGTAGTTGACGAGCAATTGACCGAGCAGGTTTTGTGCGCCCGGTAAGGCTTTGTACCCTTGCACAATTTCTAACCCGTACTCATGCCTGAATGTCGAAACATTCTGCATCTTAGCCTCGTAAGAACCGGCTGAACGGTTGTTCAGTTGCGGCAAGGCTTTTTTACGCAATCGTGCTTTCATGCCGTGAGGTATTTCACCCTCTTCACGTTGCACTTTCAGCAACTCCATATACGCCATGATCACGACGATGCATTCCTGCTCCGACCATGCATTGCGCTTGCCAGTGCGCCCCTTTGTATTGGGTGTATGTCTAACAGCATTTTTCATTTCAATTCTCCAGTGCGAGTTTTAGTTGTGGATCGCGTGATCCGTGTACAGAATTTGCGATGGATGAGTACCATCCGATGTAGCGTTCTACCTTGCCACCTTTAGCACCGACAGCAGTAATTTCGGTTTCAGGAATATCGATGACCTGATCACGAACGAAGTTTGCTGCGTCGGCAGCCGAATGTGCGGTTGTGATGACCCAGTAGTCGGCAACCGTGCAGCAATGTTTGCTGTTGTTGTGACGAATATGCACCGGCACGTTATACCAGTTGCGCCCGTTGATGCGTCCAACCTTAACGGCGGCAGGATGTGATTCTGGATGCGGTTTAAATAATTCCATTGTCATTTCTCCTTTGATGATGGTTTCACCAATGTAACGGCTCCTAACTTAAATGACCGCAGTTGGTCGCGTGTGTCTACCCTGCGGCGGCCTTTCATGTGAATCCGGCCATTGTTGCGTGTGCCGAAAACGTGGTCGTATTTTCCATCCTCGAAACCGTCTAACTGGTCTTCGTGTACCAAGTATTCGGCACCGCTACGGGTGCGTACTAATATATGGCTGTCGTTGTAATGCGTGTGGCCGTCGGCTAATGCTTTTATAAAGTCGTCGCGTGTCATGGTCGTATCCCCTTCAGCTTATGCTGTCTAAATAAAATTTAGCCACCGTTTTGCCAGCAAACTTAACAGTGCCGACGTTGCGTGTGAAGTGCGCATAGGCAACTACATTGCCATACGTGCCATCGCCACGTTCCATGTAGCAGGACGTGATATCGAGGGCTATGTCGCGAACGTACTCTTCAAAATCTTGCCGCGCATCAGAATCGCAGTCGCGTTCTGAAGTAGTGACAAGGTGCGGTATTGATCCGATCATCTCGATAATTGCGTATTGGTACATTGTCATATCTCCTTCGATGCGAAATTGCATCGAGATGCACACTGTTGCCAATGTGCATACTCGATGAAATTTAATCGATGTAATGTTTAGCGTCGGCGCGTCGATCAGCGATTACTTCGTTGACAGTCTTGGCAAGGTTGAATGTTGCCTCCCATGTTGTCTTGTCACCTACGAATTCTAGATAGTCTTCATCAGTGCAGCATTCGACAAATGTATCCCATCCATCTTCGTAATTTGCTAAGGCATGGGCTTTTAAACGCATTGCTAATTGATGTTGTTTTGTTGTCATTATTTCTCCCTCATTTCTATGTTTATGTCGTTGCGAAATTTGTCAAAAAGGATGTCATTGTCAATGGCATCAGTTTTATCTTTATCAAGATAAGACCAGTTAAAATATTCCCTGTCGTAGTCTTCTTCAGACATTAATCGCCACGCTACTATCTGCATTGAATTCATGTCATTTCTCCATGTGTGTGTGTGTGTGTGTCGTGTCTTAGTTGATATACAAATGCGTCTTCGTTTCATTGAATTCCGCGTCTATGTTTACTTCATAGGGAAACATGCCGTCGCTAAGGTGTTGCGTTACCATTTCCAAAACATCGGATTTAACTAGCTTGATGTAAAAGCCGTCGTGTTCAGAAAATTTAACAAAACCCTTAACGATCTTGGCAGTTTCTAGCGCGGTTTTAAATTCGTCGAAATTCATTTTATGTCTCTCCAATTTTAGTCTCATCAGTGCCGTCAAAATAACGACAGACCGGCACATCATCACGACGTTCCGGTTTCGACTTATTGTCGGTCTACCATTTGTCACCGACATTCTTAGCGAACGAACGTCCTATAAAATATTTATCGGGGTCAGCCTTGCGTAGCTTGCGTATTTTGCGCGCGCTACCTTCGTCGGTTATTACGTTATCGGTTTTACGTACTAACTTAAATTCTTTACTTGCGGTCATGGTCGTATCTCCGTTAAACGTGTTTGGCTTTTTGCTGTTCGCTTGCAACGTCTTTAATAAGTTGCCGCGCGGTTGCCGGTCGTGCGAGTACTGAGTTTACCGGAAGGTTTGCGTACTTCGCGGCGGCTGTTGCTTTGCGTACTTCGCTTGCCGTTAAATTCCATTTGTTCATTGTCGTATCTCCTGAGTGTGAGTGATTGACTGCACGTTAACGTCAGCAGTCGGTTTGAATTTCTCGATGATGGGTAGCGCGAAAAGTGGGATGATGCAACCGACAGTAATGCCGACGATCATATTGTGCATCGACGGATCGATGATTGCGCCAAGACTGTCGCTGATTGTGTTGCCAATTCCTGCACCGACGATAGCTCCCAGTACTCCGCGCCCCTCAAAGTATTTCTCGACGTTCAGTGCGCCGACATACGCTGACGCAATGAGTACTGCATTGTCGGTCAGCCCGAATATTAGTCCATCCATATCTGTCTCCTGAAGTGGTTTTTGTGCCAGTGCTGATTTTAACACTTATATAGGCGAAAAATGTCGATATTGACCCATCAATGTAGAGAAATATTGAAAAATATTTAAAAGTATTTAAGTACATCCTCTGAAGATCAAGCCCAGTAAGGGTTTCAGCATGTTCGTCGGTCTGACTAAAAGGGAAGACGTGACAAGTACATCGCATACGATAGGCAACAATGTACTGGTAGCAACGGATTCAGAGGGTCGGCTCACAGTCACGGTAAACCGGGCGTGGAAAACCGATGGGAAATGAGTCTCATGATCCAGGGAAACGGGGAAACGGGGAAAGGCCGGGCAAGGTGCCGGGCAAACGGTACCACCCTGTAACTCTGGAAATCGCAAATTTTAAAATTCACATTCTCCAGGTTTAAGTTCTACCCATCCCCCGTGTACACGATCCGATGTTGTTCACGATTTCAGTAGGATGCCAAATTGTGTACGGAAATATTTTTTTTCGCTGAAAATCAGATACCCGATTTTGCATGAAACAGTTGACTTTATTACCATGCCGGGCTTAGTCTCATGATTCCGTGGCTGATTTGTCTCCGGTTACGGGGGTGTGACTCGCCAGTACACCCGATGAGTGCGGGATGGGTTCCCGGCTGTATCCCCCTTCAGCCGGGAACCACTTTATATTTGGAGGACGATGCTATGCCTGACGGTGTACTCCCTAAGACCAGAGTAATGAGCATGCGATCGATGGTTTTTGCGCTCGACGGCAACGAGAAACCGTACCCGGTGTACCAGAAATTACGCCGCAACCGGAAAAAGCAGTTTGTCGAAAAGCCCGGCCATAATCCGTTTGCCGGACTGTGATGTATGAGTGCTTCAGCCGACCGCATAAATCCGGTCACCAAGCAGACCCGTGTCATCACGGGAACGCCAATGGACGATGTCCGATGGCGGGAGATACTCAGGCAACTGGCTGAAGGCGCAACCCGAAAAGCCGCATGCAAGGCTGCCGGGGTTTCACTACAAACCTTCCGTGGATACATCGTCGCCACTGACGATGCAGTAGCAAAAATACGGCACGCAGAATTACAGTGGATCAGGCGCGATTGGCCGATCGAGCGAATCGAGGAATTGTTCACACAGGTTGCAATGGGCTCGACCCTGAAAGCGGCCAGTGAAGAGTTGAACCTCCTGCCGGAAGAGTTCAACAATCTCTACAGGCTGATATTGAACGACAACGAGATCAACCAGATCTATCAGGAGTGTCGACATGTTCAGGCTGAATCCCTGCTCGATGAGATCATCGACATTTCAGATGACAACAAGGACGACAAGACCGGCAACCGGGTTAATCATGATGTCGTCCACCGGGCAAAACTTAAAATCAACACGCGCCAGTGGGTAATGGGTCGACTGAATTTCCGTCGCTTCGGTGATAAGCAGCACCTGTTGCAAGAGGTGAACGTGACGGTCAACCACCAGGAAACACTCGACGGTGCCAGAAAGCGTCGTGAACTGGCGCACAGAAAACGCAAAGGCGATCCTGCCGTTATCGAAGGCACAGCACAAAGGGTAGACTGATGGGTAAAGAAAGCGACAGTCATAAGCATATCCGTGGCAACAAATCACCGCACGGCGAGACACTCTCGATGCAGGTCGCTCAGGAACAGGCTGCACGTGCAAAACGAAATGCAAAGCTGCCGGATCACCCGGCGAAAGAGTTATCTCGTAAAAAGTACAGTAAGACCGGCCCGGTCGCGGCTCGGTTCAAAATGTCGAAATCAAAGGTGAAGTAATGAGTGGAAGACACGACATGGCCGATGCACCGAATGAAACTGTTGCCAACAATCAGGCGGCATCCGATTTTAATATGCGCGAGGACAGGGTAGGTCGAGCAGTTTTTGGTGACGATCTGGAAGAGGCACGCGAAGCATCGATGCAAATGATGGATAATGAATTTGAAATAGATATAGCGAACCGGCTAGGGCCATTCAGAGGCAAGTCAGGCAACATCGATGCAGACCATGCAGAGATGATCCGGGTCATGGGTGTTCACGATCGGGATAACCCTACACACAAAGCTTGGAATCTCGATGGGCTGTACACACATCCGTATGAAAAAAGCAGCGAGAATGAAGAACGGTTGAACGATCATTATGGCAAGGTGATGGACCGGGCCAACGAAACCAACCGGGCAAGAGGAGTACCTGAACAGAAATTTGAACCGGACACGGTTTATGCGGTTGGACCCGATAACATCGGTGGTGACAGTAACCCGTACAACCAACAGTCGAATGTCTGGCCGCATGAATTCGGTCACCGGGCTTTTCCCGATAACTCGCATTCTTTCATATACATGATGGATGCGTACACCGCCCGAACCAAGTCCGAGTGGGATGAAGCAATCATGCGGACAGTCAAGCACCAAGGTGGTAGAAAAGAACACCGAGGTAAGAAGATCAAAACGCTGTTCTCCGAGGTAGAACAGGAATATGTCCGTGACATGGAAAATCCTGAAAGCTACATCCGGCGCAGAGAGAGAAAGTTGATCGAAGACCCGGAAGTAAATTGGGCTTCACGTGAAGGTGAAAAACCATTTGTGTCGGACACGGTAGAAGAACAGGACAGGCTAAATAATAGCCGGTACTGGACACAGGTACAGTTCGACAGGGACAATGCAGCCGATCCCGAAACGGATCGGCATTCTGGAAATGTAAACGAGGAGTAAATAGTGGCTGACTTACTGACTACTACACCACTAACATCGGTGGATACAAATGCGGCTGTAGACGTTGTTCTTCTTCCGTCTGTCAGGGGTACTCAAGGTTTTCATGTTGTAACGGTTTACGCATGGGGAACCTTCGACTCTGGTGCTGAAATCAAACTTCAGACCAGCCCGGACAACAGTGAATGGTTCGATCATCCTGATGCCCAGTTCACGGCAAAAGGAACAATTGACCTGACACTCGGTGGTGGTATTTACTTACGAAGCAGAACTGGATCAGGCGGGACGACGTTCAGCCTTAACATGGCTGTTTCAGACTGATGCCAACATATAGCGTTACTCACCCGGTGACGCATCCGGTTACCAAACCGGTAACCAGTGCGCCTCCGTGGATGAATTCCGGCGGTGTGCCGATCTCAACGGACTATTCGTGGGTGAGTACAATCAACCAGATGCTCGATGCAAGTGGTGATCCGTGCGACGACACTGATCCAGTCGAGGACTTCCCGAACGAGCAAAGCACAATACTGCTCCATGCTGGAAGTGCGTCGGCCCGCCCGACCTATCGTGCTACTGCCGGTCCGAACGGAACCCCGTATGCCGAGTTCGACGGGGTTGCCAATTGCCTGGATGTATTTAATCTGACCTCGTCGTATTTCACCAGTGGCTATCTGACCTCGTTTTGTGTACTACGCATTAACACTGACACTTCAGGCGGAGTTGCAATTGGTATTGGTGAACTGGAATTCGGTTCATGGCAAAGTGAAAAAGGTTGTTCGTTAATTGCAGCTACAGGTACAGGTGGTGTTGGGCAGGTAACTAGAGCAAACGGTGTGTTCGGTGGTGGTGGGGCAGCCAATGATATTGATACTGACACAACCACTGATCTTACAACCGGTTGGTATATCGTATCCTCACATATCGATATCGGTGCTGACTCGGTAAGTCATCGGGTTAATGGTGTTGAAGAAAGCACTGACACTGCAATTACTTCGACAGCCGATTTTGAACCTGAGTACTTTCGCATGGGTGCAAGTGGTGCTTACGTCTGGCCCGGTACCGGCGCAGGTAACTCGCCAGCCTCGTGGTTGCATTGTGATATCGCCGCGTGGATTCTGTATGACCGGTTACTGAACTCGTCAGAGAGCAGTGTCATTCAGACGTTTCTCAACCAGATTTATTTCCCGAATGCGCCTAGATTGTTCGTACCATGACTATTGAATCAAACGTACTGACAGTTGCCGATTTTAATTTATATCAGGCATCTACATATGACGCGACACCCGATACGCAAACCGAAGTAAGCCAGAATGGCGGTACTGACTGGTGGACCCCTGATGATTGTATATACCAGTACAACAATCGCGACGTGTTGCGGTTGTTTGACCCGAAGTCGATGGTGGAAAACGGGAAGTATGGCATCCAGTTATTTTCTTTCTTCATAAAAATAACCTCCAGCATACGGGTGGCAAAAACCATGTTGTTTGATTGCGGCAGTGACCCGGACCCATCACTTACTAATACTAATTTCAATTATCGTGGTTATGGTATGTGGATCGACGGTGCAAAAGCTAACGATCCGTTGGAGTTTTGCTGGCGACCTAATGCGTCTGACTCTGAGTCTGTTGTGGTTACAATTCCAAGTTGGATTGAATCCGGGTCTAACGTCCTGTACCCGCCTGGTATTGCCGGGCAAACCAAGAAGTCGAGTATTTATCACATTGGTGCAGCCATGTGCTTCCTGAAGGAAGGTTATTTTGTCGATGTATTTATCGAAGGCAGTCGTGTGAAATCCGGCGCACTGACTGATCCGGGTACCACTATAAACCCCGATGCCGGATTAGCGTTATGGGGTACTTCTCGTGATCCATCCGATGCGTCTGTTGCAATTACTGATGAAATGAATGCGGTTGATGCCGGGTTTTCGATGAGTCACTTCTTTGCACAACGACTGGAGGAAGATAGATATGAAATGGTCGCGAAAATTATGCGTGATCATTGTTACCTTCGTAAATCTATACCGGCAGCCGCGAGGGATCTGTAATGGCTGTAGCTATGTGGCACGTTGAAATTGGCACACCAGCCACGTCGTCAATTGCAATATGGATAAAAACAACTGACGGCGCGAACGTGACGTGGCTCATCGATGGTGACTCGCGTTCTGTTGCCACGAGCGGGCTTAATAACACCGGGTCTGACATAAAGACCGGACTGACTGCGGGTCAGAGATACCCGATCGTTCTCGACGGCACTGATACAGGTTACACGGTTCTCGTGCCAAGAGCCGGTGACGCAATTCGCATCATGCATACTAATTGTTTTGGAAAGACCATATCGTTTCCTTTAAGCAAAGTTGTAGAGGCAAACCAACCGGATCTTTTTGTTTGGGGAAGTGATAATGGATATACACACTTCACTGAAACTCTCTGGGGGCATGCTGTAAATCGTATCGAGAAGGAATTGATTGACAACGGAGATCCTCCATCGTTGCAGGACTACTACGACCAGTACGAGTCTTTTTTAGACAACCCTGGTGTTATGCGAGTGAACCACCAATGGCCGCAGATCTGGGTCGGCGGCAATCACGACACTCCCGGTGACAGGGATGACCACACAATAACTGGATTCACTTCGGCGGGCGGTACGTTGACCAATCAGGGTGAAGCAAACATAACTTACGTGCGTTCTATCGAGGCGCAAAAACTTTTCTACCCGAACGCACCTTACGTGACAGCCAACGACGGGCTCGATCTCCCGTATGAATGTAACGGTGGGTCCGGTGACCCGGACGGAACACCGGTTGCCGCTGATTATGCAGCAATGTATTACAGCTTCATACTCGGCGACAATCTGGTCGAGGTTGTTGTTCTTGATGGTACTGGCGGCAAACATCCGAACGATCACTCGCCGGAAGCAGACAGGCTGCTATTAGGAGCAACACAACGTGCGTGGGCTGTTGCTATAGAGAATGCAACGGTGTGCGACTGGGTTCATTTCATAATAGCGTACCCGCCCACCGGTATCGAGACATCAGCTTTAGCATTTAACGGGTGGGGTGCAAGACCAACTGACTGGCATTTGTTTTATGATTCGTTGGATGACCCGAAGCGTTGCATCTTTGGTGGTGGAGACTGGCATTCTCCATCGTTGCAACACGGACTCCCGGCTCGACCGATGAAAGCGTACAACGGCGGCCCCGGTGGTCAGGCGCATAACATCGCACCGTGGGATTTTCTGCAGTCCAGTGGTGTCGGTGGTGATATGACCTACACTGATCGACCACAGTCAACGCTTATACAGCAGCACTCGCTTGCCCGGCTTGATTTCACTCCTGACGACGTGACGGTATCAATGATCAATTCATTGGGCGAGGCAACCATTGTTGCCAACACAACACAAGCCGATGAAGGTTGGAACGTAACTTCCGTCACCACCTTTCCGACAACCTATAATCATACGATCAATACCGAGGCGCATTGTGGTAACGATGACGGGGCTGGTGGTTGGGATGACGGCAACCAGTACATGTTGATATCTGGCACTAGCGCACCACTGGGCCGACTGGATGGTGGTGCGGCATTTCTCACCGGTTTGGCAGAAGACGCACAGATACGATGGGCCGAGTTATCTTTTTACGTGTCCGACACCAACGACGTTGACAACTTTCTGCTGTTCCTTGAGACACCTGGAACTAAAACAGAAACCCCATGGGGCGCAAGTAACCTACCTAAAAACACTGCCGGGAAACTTTACCCGCAGATAACCATAACTGAGGCCGGGTTGTCTGACAGTAACAGCGCATACACCAATGGGCTTTTTAGAGTCTGCATCGATGTCACTGACTTGATTCAGGCTATGGTTGATCACGCTAATTATGATGACACCCACTACGCAAATTTCGGCATCTGGTATGACAACATATCAGCCGCTATTGATTTGGGTAGTTACTCTACTGAATTTGGCGATACCAATGCACCGCAATTAGTGGTGAACGTGATAGACTGATGACAGCCGCACAACAAATAAAATCACGCATGTCTGACTCCGAATTTGAAGCGGAGATCTTGGAAGACATTGCCGAGTTTTATGACGATCCGTATGGGTTTGTCATATATGCATTTCCGTGGGGAGTAAAAGACACTCCACTGGAAGAGTTTGACGGCCCGGACACGTGGCAGGAAGAACAACTTAACCGGGTGCGTGACAATATAAATAAAGACCCGGAAGGCACAATTCGTGAAGCGGTTGCATCGGGTCACGGTATCGGCAAGTCAGCCGAGGTGGCGTGGATAATTCTGTGGGCCATGAGTACCAGGCCGCACCTTAACGGTGTAATCACCGCCAACACCACTAACCAGTTGACCACCAAGACGTGGAGAGAGTTAGCGTTATGGCACAAGAGATCAATCAACGCACACTGGTTCAAATGGACGGCCACGAAATTCTTTCACTTGGAACACCCGGAAACGTGGTTCTGCAGTGCGACCCCGAATACCGAACACAACAGCGAAGCGTTCGCCGGGTTGCACGGTACACATGTGTTAATTATTTACGACGAGGCATCTGGTATACCGGACAAGATCTGGGAAGTTTCTGAAGGCGCGATGACCGATCCGCGAGCCATGTGGTTCGTGTACGGGAACCCTACCAAGAACACCGGTAAGTTCCGCAACTGTTTCTCCGATGATAAGCATCGATGGCACACGCAACAGGTCGATTCTCGCACGGCGAAGATGACCAACAAGAAAGAGATCGCGGCACAGATTAAAACTTACAGTGAAGACAGCGATTTCATCCGGGTGCGTGTCAAAGGACAGTTCCCGCGTGCGGGTGACATGCAGTTCATCAGGTCAGACGTGGTCGATCAGACCATGCTTAATGAGGCTATCTATGAATCCTATTACCAAATGCCGATTGTCCTTGGTGTTGACGTAGCGAGGTATGGTGATGACCGATCAGTTATCTGCATCAGGCAGGGTCGTAAAGTTCTGGAGTTCAGGAAATATCGTGAGTTGGATACCATGCAACTTTCACAGCGAGTCTCGGAGGCGATCAAGGAATTTCACCCGGCGGCTGTCTTTGTCGACGGGGTTGGTATTGGAGCAGGGGTCGTTGATAGACTCCGCATGCTTGGATACGACATTGTTGAAGTCATTGCCGGGTCGAAGGCGCAGGATGGTGAATTGTATTTCAACAAGCGAGTAGAAATGTGGGATAGAATGCGCTCGTGGTTGCATGACGGTGCGGATCTTCCTAATGATTCCGAGACACGCAACGACCTGATCGGTATTGAATACGGGTATAACGATAAAGAGCAGATGCGGCTGGAGAGAAAAGCCGATATGAAAAAGCGTGGGCTGGATTCACCGGATGACGGTGATTCCCTGTCAATGACATTTGCCGAGATACTCGGCGATATGCTTCACAATTCTTTTGAACCAGACGAGTCGTTTGAACCAGCATGAGTAGACATATAATTACACGTGGGCCGACCGAGAAGAAGATCACTGGTGACTATAACCAGATCAACTTTGAGGACAGTGACGAGATCCGTCGCGACAAGATGGAAATGTGGATCGCCAAGAACGTCGGTATGGCATTGGTGAAACACTACCCGAATCGCCAGTGGGGGGTGCGCGTCAACATCGAAAGTCACATGTGCATTATCTCCTGTGACTCACTATCTTTGACACGGGGGTACCATTTGTTTTTCAAAGCAGATAGTCTCACTAGGTTGCAGGAGCGGGCAGTTATGGCTGCCGGTGAGATACTGGAACGATTCGGAGTATCACGTGCCAAGAAATTCGACTCAGACGTTATCGAAGCACTCCCACGAAACATCAGGGATGAAGTAATAAGCGAGGATGCAGATGCAGTCCGATGACCAGAAAGACCCGACTCGCACAGGCAACATGCCGGAAGGTGGCGAGTCAGAGAAAGGCCCGGTTGGATATACCGGTGATGTCGATGCGCCGTATGTAGATTCTGTGGAAGACCGCCCGCCGGGTGATCAACCTGAGTACGACACACCCATAGCTACATCTCCTGAAGAAGTCGCCATGCTGAAAGAGAAACAGCGTGTCGAAGATCTTATAAGCAAGGCGCAAAAGATCTATCACTCTTCGACCCGGTACATCGAAGCGAACATCACAACTGCATGGGAGCGAAACCTTGCGCACTTCAATAGTGAGCATGCTCCAGGCAGCCGTATCAACAGTCGCAATTACAAACGCTCGCGCACATTCAGACCCAAAACACGATCCAGTACCAAGGCAGCCGAAGCTGCGCTGACAACCGCCGCGTTCTCAACACTGGATCTGGTTGATGTTGAAGCTGAAGATCCTCGTGACGAGCGACAAACAATTTCGGCCGCTATTAATAAAGCCATGCTCCAGTATCGACTGGACAGGCGCATGCCGTGGTACCTGACTGCGATCGGCGCGTATCAATGTACCAAGGTTTACGGTCTGTGCATTTCTCACCAGTACTGGCAATACAAAACTGAGCAACAGATTGTTCCTGCACTTGATGAGCAGGGTCAGTTGGTTATTCAGGATGGCGTGCCGATGGGTAAACGTGAACGCAAAGTATTAAAGGATGATCTTTGCAGTGACCTCGTTGCCCCGGAGAATTTCCGTTTTGATGCAATGTGCGATTGGCGAGATCCGGTTGGCACAAGTCCGTACTTGGTTTACATCATGCCGATCTATGCTGAAGAAGCACTGACCCGCATGAAAACCGACGACCCGAAAACCGGGCAGAAGCAATGGAAGAATTATTCAATAGACACATTGCTTGCAACTCGCCGGAAACTATACGATCGAACCAGACAAGCACGTGAGGGCGATCGACGCATCGATCCGGCCAACGAGTATGTCACCGAAGAATTCACCATGCTGATGGCGCACATGAACATCATTCGCATGAATGGTGTTGACATGATGTACTGGACGATGGGTACCGAGTTGTTACTCACCGATCCGGTGCCATTAGCTGAAGCATATCCGCATCTGGATTCTGGTGAACGTCCTTTCACGATGGGTTTCTCATCCATCGAAGCATTCCGCAATTACCCTGCCGGTGATATCGAGCAAGGGGCCGGATTGCAAACCGAAGTAAACGAAGTCGCGAATCAGCGCCTCGATAACGTCAAACTGGTACTTAACAAACGATACTATGTACGAAGAGGTAGCCAAGTCGACCTCGATGCACTGATTCGCAACGTCCCTGGTGGTGGAGTCATGATGAACGATCCTGAAAAGGACGTTAAGACTGTCGAAACCCATGACGTAACCAGTTCCAGTTATCAGGAACAAGACCGGCTGATGATGGAGTACGACGATCTGGTCGGAAACTTCAGTCAGGCAACACAAGGTAACAAGCAATCGAAGGGTGCCGACAACACTAAAGGTGGTCAGGCGCAGATGGGGCTGTCTGCCAACGCAATGTCTGACTACAGCATGCGTATTTTCCTTGAAACGTGGATGGAAAAAACGCTGCGACAACTGGTCAAGTTGATCCAGTACTACGAAACAGACCTGACGATAATTACTCTGGCCGCGAAGAAGTCAGACCTGTGGTTGCGATATGGCATCGACAAGCCATCGGATGAATTAATTCGCAAGGATCTGGTTGTCAGGATCAACGTCGGCATGGGTAACACAGATCCCATGCGTAAAGTTGAACGTCTGCTTCTGGGTGTCTCAAAGATTCTGGAAGTACCCGGCATGAAGAGCCGGGTGAAACCGTCACCGATTGCAGACGATGTCTTCGGCGCACTGGGTTATAAATCAAGCGCAAGATTTTTCCGTACTGATGAGGAACAGGAAAAGCATCTGGAAGAAAACCCGCCTGAACCGCCAATGGAGATGAAGCTGAAGCAGCAGGAATTGGCAATCAGGCGCGAAGACAATAAAGCCAGGGATAAGAAGCAGATGATGGAATTGCAGTTGAAGCGTGAACTCGGTTACGCCGAACTCGCGTTGCGCGATAACATTTCGTTGCGCGAGGTTGAAGCTAAACTGGGGATCTCGGTACGCGCAGACGGTACACAACGAGACATCGCTGACCAGACTGATATCAGGACTCGTGAATTGGGTGATCAGTCAGATCGCACCAAACGAGATAGTGCCGCTGCCAGTGAAGTCGGCAAACGTGTAACTGCTATCGAGTCGGCCCGGCAATCGGCTGCAGCATCAACGGGGAGTGGCTGATGGGTAAAGGCGCGGTACAAAGTTTTGACGACAGCAACATCGAATTTCTCGATGAGGCCGAACGCGAACGCTATAAAGAGGCATTGACCGGCGAGCATTTCAGAGATTTTCTGATTAGTGCGGTTGGTAAACATTTGCATGCACGTGCCAAGCAGGATGTCGAAGAAGTAAAAACAGTGTTACTGGATCTGAATCCGCACAAGGAAGAAGACCGTGAAACGTGGAACCGGCTGCAATTGAAATGCGGTTCAGCAAAGAATTTTTTGGACTGGTGTGCGGAAGCTATTATTAATGGCGACACTGCATTCCAGATGTTAGAAGACGACGAGGATTAAATCATGACTACGGAAGCTACCAAGCGAGGCGCTTCTGCTGACAGCCAGCAGGAACCCGCCGTGCGCACAATTGAAGACACGCCGCGATTCAGCGAGATCGATTCCATGGCTGAAAGGTTTGAACAGAATCGCAATGATGAGCGTGATGGTGTACTGGCTACTGATTCTGATCAGGCATCCATGCACGCCGCCATCGATGAGGCACGTGGTACTACAACTGTCGAACCGGATGCCGATACGCCTGAAAGCGAGGCTGCGCCGGGCGTTGATGATGACGCTGCTACTGCGCCTGTCATGGAAAACTACATTGTCGAACATAACGGACAGCAAATGTTTAAAACTCTGGTCGATGGACAGGAGGTTCTCGTGCCGCTCGACCGAGCCAGAGCGCAGTTACAGAAACACGAGGCTGCCGAGGTCAGGTTGCAAATTGCGGCAAATCGGAGTAGAAATCTCGATGAGCGAGAAGAGCAGATACGGGTAAACGAGGCCGCTCTGCATAATCGTTCAGCGAACATCCATGAAGACCTACCATCCAACCCGGACGTAGGCGATCAGGAAGACCTCAGAAATGGGGCTCGCGAAGTCATTTCTTCGATGTTCTCGGACACCGAGGAAGAGGCTGCCGATAAGCTGGTGAATTTCATTACCGACAAGATATCTGGTTCGCCCCAGACCCCTGTCGAAACTGGAACGCTGGTTGATGCGGCTGCTGACAGAGCGGTAGAGAAAATAGATGAACGGGATACCGCGAAGGATGCTGTTTCTGGGTACGAACAATTCCAGAAAGATTATCCTGACATTATGGCTGACCAGAATCTGTTTCTCGTAGCTGACACCATGACCGACGAAATTGCGAGAGAACATCCTGATTGGGTGCAATCGCAAGTCATGGCAGAAGCAGGAAAGCGTACTCGTGAGTGGGCGGGCGGCAACAAGCCATCCGAAGATCTCACTGTCGAGAACGACTTGAATGATCGTCAGGACCGAAAGGATGATCTAGTGCCAATGCCTAGTGCTGCTGCTTCGGCTCAATCGGCTGACATCCGACCTACAGAGGTCGAGGGTGCGCAATCACCCAAAGATGCGCTGAACGAAATCAAGCAGTCGCGTGGGCAGATGACCTAGATCTGGTTTCACCTCGCGAGGGGTGTTTAGTAATACCAGGAGGGTTTTGTTATGACTGGACAAGTCTGGCAAACAAATAGCCTTGGCGGGTTCATGTATGCAGCCAACCTGAGTCGTAAACTCAGGATGGCACTGCAGCCCATGACCCGTTTCCGACAGTTCTGTGATGCCCGCGAGGCATTCGGACTCGGAAAGGGCGAAACCTTTAACTGGAACATTTATTCGGACGTAGTGACGCAGGGTGCTGCCCTCGTTGAAACGACCGAGATGCCGTCGACCAATTTCACGGTTGCTCAGAACTCTCTGACAATCACGGAATACGGCAACAGTGTTCCTTTCACCAAGAAACTCGATGACCTTTCCGAACAACCGGTCACCGAGGTCATCAACCAAGTTCTGAAGAACGACGCTCGTAAGGCACTCGATACTGCGGCACATGCGCAATTCGATCTGGCGAGCAGAAAGGTTGTGTCGTTAACCTCAAGCACCGTGTCTTTCTATTCCGGTGCGACATCAGGTTCTCATACCCACGCATTCAACAACGCGCACGCGAAGTTGGTTGCCGATGAAATGGCTGAGAGCGACATTCCGACGTTCGACGGAAACAACTACATGGCTATCGGTCGGCCATCGACGTTCCGTGCATTCAAAAACAACCTTGAAGCGATACACCAGTACGTGTCGGAAGGTTGGCACGTCATCATGAACGGCGAGAAAGGTCGTTACGAAGGCATTCGTTACTGCGAACAGACCAACATTGCATCGGAAGGATGGACGCTGTCAGACGCTATCTATTTCTTCGGTGCCGATACGGTCGTTGAGGCCTTTGCCATTCCCGAAGAGATCCGAGGAAAAATTCCCACGGACTTCGGGCGTTCAAGAGGAATCGCCTGGTATGCGGAACTCGGTTATGGCTTATGCCACACCGATTCTGTGGGACATGATGTCACACAATCCCGCATTATCAAGTGGGATTCGGCAACGTAAGGGAGCAATCAAGACATGTACACGTATGACAAACCCTTACGAATCACCTACCAGTTTGCGGCTGCTGCGATCGATACCGATGCTTTGATCGGTACGTTCATCGGCCCGCCGGGTAAAGTAGGTCGAATCGTTTCTTGTACTGTCGCGCTTACGGCGGCTGTCACTGTTGCTGCAGCGGGTATCGAGATCGGTATCGCTGCAAACGGAACGGAGAACCTGTCTTTTGATGTGCCGATTTTGGCTATCAATCTGGGTCACTCCGCGACGGCAGCAGAGATAGCGGCAGGGGCCGACATCATCGCTGACGCAGTGACTTATGTCGGTGCCGATGGCGATGCCAACGCAGGTGACGGCGACATCACAATCGTCGTTGACTGGTACTAACGGAGGACAGCCATCATGAAAGACACTAGTGGTTTTTCTTCGTCCAAAGACTATTCACCTCCGGGTCACAAGTCTTCAACCATTCGTGGTGCGAAGATGGATGACGGTGACAGCGTCGGTGTCGGTACAGGGCTCAGTGCCTTGTCCGGTTTCGACAGCGAGAATCCGTTAAGCCCCGTCGTGAAGAACAAGACAGGCCGAACCTCACTCGGTAAAAAGTCTGTCAAGTCCAAGGGCGAAAGCATGGATATGTGCTGACTCCGGTTGGCATCGATCTGTTAATCGGTTGGTCTGGGGGAGTTTCTCCCCCAGACCTTTTACCGGAGAATCGACATGGGTAATAAAATTCGTTCACCTATCATCACTACTTACGTTGATGAACATCTCGCCGTGTCACTGGACATGATCGACACTGACGAGTTGCGTCAGAGTGTTGAAGGTCGATTCAAGGCCGGTGAGGATCTGCAGGAAGGAGTAGCTGGCAGATCTGCAATCGACTCCGAGTATGAAAATACTCACGAATCAGTTTCCGAAACACCGAGGAGCGGCGAGCATGCACCGAAGCTGCGCGACCGTTTCATGTTTCCACACCGTTGAAGGAGCATATCGTGACGAGAAAAGACAAGTCAGTACCTGTTTTCGATCCAGCAGCACCGTACAGAAAAAATGTCGGTGAATCTTTTTGCGTTCTTGTACAGGACGGCAACGAGTTCAACCAAGGACATGCGTATCTAGGACTGGCTGAAGAGGCTGCTCCTGCTCCTGCGCCAGACCCGAAGAGCAAGAAGAAAAACGGCAACGCTAAAAAGTCCACTGGTAAAAAGCCTGGTGGTAAAGGTGCCAGTAAACTGTCTGCTGCTGCCAAGGCTTATCGTGCTGCGAAGAAAGAAAACAAAAAAGCCAAGAAAGCAGAAGACGATAATGGCTGATGAGTACATTTTTACAACTTGTACAGGAACTGCATCGTGAGGTAGGTGCCGCTGGTACCGCCCCGTCAGCAGTTACAGGCCAAGTGGGCGAAGCGGCCCGCATGGTCAATTGGGTAATCTCTGCTGATTACTATATCCAGATGCTGTGGCATAACTGGAAGTTCCTGAAGCATGCAACCGGGTTCTCTGTCAGCACTGTCGCATCAACAGCGACTCTCGCTAAACCCACGTCCCATCATTTCTGGGACATGGAAACATTCAAAATCGACGGTGGTCCTCTAGCCGCTGTCGAGTATGAAGTCATGAAGGCAGATGTTCTTTCTACGACCGAAGCACAACCCGGTCGTGTCATCATAATGCCCGATAACAGTCTGAAGTTTGATCCGATACCTGACGATGCGTACCTGATCACGGCAGACTACTATCTCCAGCCCACCAAATTGGCGGCAAACGCTGATGTGTCAGCAATACCACTGACATATCATCAGGTAATCCTTGGCAGAGCGATGCAGCTTTATGCCAACTACGAAGACGCTGCCGAAGCGAAAAGGCAAGGCACTGAAATCTACGATGAGTTCATACAGCGTCTACAAGATCACCAGTTGCCTAGCCAAGAATATTCGCAATTCAAAAGCACAGGCAACTTTATTGAAGTCATAGCGAGTTAAGTATCATGGCCGCTCGCGGTAGCACAAAAATTCAACACTTCTCGTTTGGTGGTGGGCTAGATCTTGTCACCCCGGCGATCTCAATTAAAACTGGTGTTGCAATTGCCATGACAAATTATGAACCGTGGTACAACGGCGGTTATCGGCGCATACCCGGTTTTGAAAGATTCGACGGCAGACCAAAACCCAGTGATGCCACCTTCCAGGGAATGGAAGTAGACACAGTCGATGGCTTGTCTCTGGGGCAAACGGTTACTGGCAGTGATTCCGGGTTCTCAGGTGAGATCTGCGGGATCTGGGATGACGATGGCACGTATGGCAGTGACTCCATCGGGATCACCAAGGCAACCGGCACATTTACCATTGATGACACGTTTGCCTTATCAACTGTTTCAGTCACATCAACACCCGGTGCGCTCATATCACCGTCGCTTGATATCGAGGACATCTGGTTACTTGAAGCAAGAGATAATTACCGGGCCGACATAACCGTGCCACCGGGTGCCGGTGTCGTGCGTGGTGCCTGGCAATTGCTCGACAAGGTTTATTGCGTCAGGGATAACATAGGACAGACAGCCGGTGTCATTCATGTAGCGTCTGCATCAGGCTGGACAACTACTGGTGTCAATATGACATTTATTGTTCCATTTAACGGCGGGCTCGCGGCAGGGTCGGCTGTTGTTGAAGGTGACACGCTGACCAATTCCACTATTGGAGAAACAGCAGTCATCCACAAGATCGTGTTGAATGAAGGATCTGTTGCGTGGGACGGATCTGGTGAAGGATATTTTATATGCCACACGGTGAGTGGTGGTACGTGGGCTGATAGCGATGTGCTTGAATCACCGGGTACAACAAAAATTGCCGACGCAAGTGCAGCCGGGTATACGTTGACATTGTCAGCCGGTGGACATTACAAGTTTCATAACCATAACTTTTTTGCACTGGCCGATTCATACAGTGCATACGCTTGTAGCGGAGTTGATGACTTTGCTATTGAAATAGATCAGAGCGGGTATGTCTCGCCGATAATGATGCCGGGTGTTGCACCGACTGCTGGCGACGTTTTGCCGGTTGGTAATCCGTTTCTTATTCAGGAACACAGAAATCACTTGTTTCTTGCGTACCCCGGTGGGCGAGTTGTTCATTCGACTGTTGGTCTTCCATTCAATTTCAGCGGGTTTCTTGGTTCTGCCGAATTCGGATTGGGTGATGAAATAACCGGCATGAACAGTGTTGTCGGTAATGTCCTCGTGTTGACGACAGACAGAGAGACACGCGGCCTGTTTGGTAAGAGTGTTTCTGATTGGGAAATGAAACTGGTCGGCGAACAAACCGGTGGTAAATTGCACTCAACGCAGAAGATCGACACGATTTATGCGCTTGATGATTTGGGCATTACCAGTGTGGCGCGTACCGATGCCTTCGGTGATTTTGTCGGCGCTACCGTGTCACAACTTATTCAGCCGATCGTCACCCAGTTGCGCGGTCAGTTCACGGATTCAACTATCGTGCGAGAGACAAACCAGTACCGGCAATATTTCAGTGAGAACAGCGCGATAATTCTGTATGTACCCGCTGGTGGACGACAGGATTACAACCGTAAGAAAGCGCCGGAATTCGGATTTCTTGAGTACCCGTATCCGGTACTGAAGATCTACAACACAGATGATGAAACCGGTAAAGAACGAACCTATTTTGTGTCTGACGCTCTCGGTGGTACCGATGGTGACGACGGGTTTGTATACGAAGACCAGATCGGCAAGGATTTTGACGGCGCTGTTATTACTTCGTTTGTACGGCTGCCGTTCAACCACGTCGGATCTCCGCTACGTCGCAAACGATTCAGACGAGCGGATCTGGAACTCAACTCTCCACAGCAGCAGGATCTGAAGTTTATTGTGGATCTTGATTACAGTGGTGATGAATTTATTTCGGGAACGCATGACGTATCTGTTTTCGGTAGTGGCGGGTTTTGGGATTCAGACAACTGGGATGAGTTCACATGGGACGGCGCTTCAATTGCCAGGGCTAGAGCAAATATAACCGGGACGGCAACCAACATAGGTTTCATGATTTTCAACGAGACTGCATACTCAGACCCGTTTATACTTCAGGGAATGATTCTGCATTACGACCCCCGGAGGCTGCAGAGATAAATGGCTAACAATTATTGGGTACATACCCAAGCTTTTATTGCGAACACGAAGGTTCGTTCATCGGAGATGAATCCGAAGCTGGATGGTATTGAAACAGCATTCGACTTATTACCTGTTGCTGCTGACGCAATGTCGACCGGCAAGTCCACCTTTGCTACTGAAACAGGTAGTGGGAACGCTTATGCAATTGCGTTCACCGGGACAGATGTCAGGACGGTGAACACCACGGGTGATGAAGCAGTCTTCGTTGCCACGCATACCAACACAGGCACGCCAACTCTTGATATTGACACCATCGGCGCGATAGAAATTAAAGGCCCGGATGGGGCTACATTGATTGCCGGTGATATTGCAAACGGTGTCGTGTACGTTGTTCGATTCGACGGAACAAATTACCAGTTAATAGGACCGTCGACCAGCTACATCACAAACGCTGCGTTGGAAGCAAGTTACGCTGAAGAATGGGCGCAAAAAGCCGAAGACAGTGCAGTGTCTGCTGCTGCTGGTGGTGGAGCCGGGCAATTCTCGGCACTACACCACTCTGCAAAGTCTGCTGCCGAGACAGTCCTGTGTCAGGACGAAACAACTTTGTGTGTAGCCGAAACAGCACTTTGTGTTTTGGAAACCAGTTACGCTGAAGAATGGGCGCAAAAAGCCGAAGACAGTCCTGTGTCTGCTGCTGCTGGTGGTGGAGCCGGGCAATTCTCGGCACTTCATTGGGCTGCAAAAGCAGCCGGTGGGTCTGCTCTTCTGCGCGATGGATCTGTGTCGGCAATTGCGCCAATAGAATTTGTCGATGGAATCGTCACAGCACCTTCGCTTACTTTCACCAATGAAACCGGATCGGGTATGTGGAGTCATGCCAACTACGTCGGTTTCTCACATATCGGTGATCTTAAACTCAGCCTCGATGCTGCCGGGGTAGATGTAACCGGAACACTCACTGTTACAGGAGTCACCGATGTTCCTGACGGAGCAGTTGGTACTCCTTCGTATACTTTCACCAATGAAACCGGATCGGGTATGTGGAGTCATGCCAACTACGTCGGTTTCTCACATATCGGTGATCTTAAACTCAGCCTCGATGCTGCCGGGGTAGATGTAACCGGAACACTCGACACGACTGACGCACTGACAGTTGCAGCAGGAGGTATAACGATAACCTCTGGAGATCTTACAGTTACCTCTGGAGATCTTACAGCTACCTCTGGAGATCTTACAGTTACCTCTGGAGATCTTACAGTTACCTCTGGAGATCTCACAATTACTGCTGGTGATTTTATTACCAATGGTGGTGCCATGGATCTGACGGGTGGTAATCATACAACTGGTGATGGCAATGTCGCTCTGGGACAAAATGCGCTTTTAGGGGCTGATGCTGATGTAGATCATTGCACCGCTATCGGCGCTGGAGCCGGGTTGTCCAATAGTGATGGTCTTAGGAATACATTTATCGGTTATTCCGCAGGTATATGGTGTGCTACGCCGAATGACACCATAGCTTTGGGTTGGAAGGCAGGAGGAACTACCGCCATAACGGGGGATTCAAATATTATTATCGGATCGATGGCCGCATATACCTTGACGGAAGGGGCGGCTAATGTATGTATAGGTACTAACGGACAATGCGGCACGACAGGTGACTTCAATGTGGTTATCGGCGGCTCTTTTAATGACGCAACATCAGCTTCTAGAAATGTAGTTATCGGCGGCGCTGTTAATACCGGAGTCGCAACCGGGGCTGATAATATACTAATGGGCTGGGGCGCAGCCAACGTCTTGGAATCAGGGTCAGACAATATAATACTAGGGGCAGCAGCCGGTGATGACCTCACTACCGGTGGTGAAAATGTTTTCATTGGGCATGAAACCGGTAGCACAGTGACAACCGGATCTAAAAACATATCTATTGGTGTCTCTAATGTATTAAATGCAACAGGTGCTACCAGTAGGATTGCGATCGGGTCAGATTTACCTGTTAACACCGATAACTATGTATATATAGGTAATACCACCAATCATATTTACGCTGATTTTAATTCGGCACTTGATTGGTACTATTCATCTGACGAACGAATGAAGAAAGATATCGTTGATGCGGATCTTGGGTTGTCTTTTATAAATGATCTTCGTCCAGTTACTTTCAGCTACAAGTCACCCAGTGAGTACCCGGAAGAGTGGACAAGTTATGACTCGGAAAACATAAAGCCCATGTCAGACAGAGTCGACCACGGGCTAATCGCACAGGAAGTAAGAGTTGCGATGATGAAAGCGGGTATATACGAATTTGATGGGTGGGACGAGCAACCTGACGGTAAGCAAGCCATTTCACCATCTGCTTTTGTGTTCCCATTGATAAAAGCTGTTCAAGAGTTGCTGGCCCGAATTGAGGAACTAGAGGAAAAAGCCAATGCCCGATGACACTACAATGCCCGATGACACTACAATGCCCGATGACACTGCTGTCAGCGAGCCGACAGTAAGTGACATGAAGGTCGAAGCGCCTGATGTCGCAGAAACGACAACGCAGGATGCTGTTGCTTCATCTGGAACGGTTACCAACGCTGTTGCAACAACAGGTACCTCGACTGATGCTTCATCGACCACTGCAGATCTCAGCCAGACGGATACGGCTGACGATGCGCTCGCCGGTAACATTGGCGAAGTCAAGGTTGCCGACACACCGGACCAGTCATCTGCGCACCAGTTAAATCAGATTACGTCGCAGGACAGCCCGAACATGGTGCGAGCCAAACAACAGGGCATGTTGTCGGCAGCATCTCGTGGACTTCAGAATTCCAGTATTGCTGCCGGGGCATCTCAGGCAGCCATGGTCGATCGTGCCACTCCCCTGGCACTGCAGGATTCAAAGACTGCTGCAACCAGAGCGTTAACCGATGCTGCCATTGAATCAGACCGGCAAAAGACGCAAGCGGGTTACGACACTGATGTCAGCAAATTTAATGTGGGTGTTGCTGCGGATCTGGACAAGTTCAACACAGCACAGGCAAATGATCTGGCAGCTTTTAATGCAAAACTTGAAACTGAGGTTTCCGAGTTTAACGCCAACGCTGCGAACAAGATGGAAGAACTTAATGCTCAATTGGAAACAGCAGTATCTCAAGGTAATGCAGAAGAAGCAAATAAACTGGAAGCACAAAAAGCGCAACTGGAAACAGATGTTTCGACATTCAACGCCGATGCAGTGAACCGTGAGTCGCTGTTCAACGCAGAAGCAGCGAATATGTTTGAAGCTGAAGTGCTGCGACTGAACACGGATCTCAACAAGCAATATCTGGCCGGTACGCAAGCAATGGATCTGGCCGACATTCAGGGCAAATACCAGGCGTTGATGTCAACTAACGAAACTGCAGCGGGCCTGTACAAGTCGTTCTTTGAAGGCATCTCGTCGGCCATGGCAAACAAGGATATTTCACCTAAGAGAATTGCCTCTTATGTGAGTGTTCATCAAGACATGCTCGTGGGTGCGCTGGAATTGATAGACACGATCGGTGGGCTCGACCTTGGTGATTTCCCGATGCCGACTGTTACCGGTGGTCCGGGGAAGGAAGATATTCACTCAACTCCACCGGTAGAGGACTCTGAAAGTTCTACTGATGTTGACTATCCATGGGATGATTCAAACTGGCAGGGTTAATTTATGATTATTCGACCAGCAACATTGAAGGATATTAATGCGTTGATGCGGTTCGCACTGGAACAGGCTGAACTGTACCCGCAACTGAAACCCAATGAGCGGAATATGCGGGTGATTGGTGTCGAGATGATCAGTTCTGCCGCGCATTACGCCATGGTCGGTCTGGATGAGAACCGCAAGGTTGGCGCTGCTATAATGGCGCACGTGCAGAACAGCGTCTGGGCGCAACGGCAGCATGCGGCGGTTGCGTTATGGGTGTCGAAGATCCCCGGTGGTGGTGCCGAACTGTTACGTGGTTTCCGTGACTGGGTGTTATCACGACGAGCAATCAAGGTCGCCGGTATGGCACCTGACGTTGACATCGATCCGCGCACGTGGATGCTGACAGAGAGAATTGGTTTCAAAAGGCATGGAGGTTCGTACCTCCTGTACAACTGAGGGTAGAGCGATGGGTTTTAATCCTATTAAGAAAGTTAAAAGGGCAGTCAAAAGCGTTGTTCACGGTGTCGGTAAAGTCGTGAAGAGTGTATTCGGTTTTGTCGGCAAGATTCTGAACTCAAAGATCGGCAAGATCATCATGCTCGCTGCCACGGTATTTACAGCGGGCCTGGCACTCGCGGCCGGTACGGCAGCCTACAGTGCGTCTATGACCGCCTCGCAGGGTTTCATGAACAGTTTTGTTTCCGGTGCCAAGGCATTCGGTGCGGCGCTGATGGACCCGATCGGTACTGCGAAGAAGCTGAAAATGTTTGGCGGTGCCGGGCTCAAAACAGCCGAGGCTGCAAAAATTGCAAACGCTGCCGGGCAAACCGGTGATGGTGCAAGGCTATTGACCGTCGGTGACAATACCGTTACGACTTCTCCTGAAGCACTGGTCGATGCAACCAAGGCAGCGGGCGGGTCGACTGTCGATCCGAATATAGCTAACCAATTGGGCAACAACACGGCGGGTATTGTTAATACTACTCCATCTGGTTTGCCCGGTGGAGGTCAGGGCGTGGCGGGGCAGCACACTGGATTTGCTGAAGGGTTATACGATGCTGGCTTGACCGGGACAGGAAACCCGGTGGGTGTTACTCCTCCATCTGGTTTGCCCGGTGGAGGTCAGGGCGTGGCGGGGCAGCACACTGGATTTGCTGAAGGGTTATACGATGCTGGCTTGACCGGGACAGGAACCCCGGTGCCGGTAGTCCCAAAGGAGGGTTTGCTGAAGAAAGCGAGCAAATATGCCGGGAAAAAGCTCAAGCCTGTTACTGATTTTGCAAAGACATCCGGTGGTGGGCTCATGTTGGGTCAGGCTGCCATGGGTTACGCATCGGGTAAGGCTGCCGAGTCCGTCGAGAAACGTCGACTGGCGCAGGATCGTTGGTGGGATGAGCAATGGCATGCCGGATCTGAATCGATGGCAGATCTGGACAATACTGATTTCTCGATACCGGTCAACCCGGACTACGGTACCCGTGCGCAAGCTCGGGTTTCGGATCGTGGACGCAACCGGTACGCACCGACAGTCAATTACGGATCGTGAGGAGATAAACGATGGGTGTGCTACAGCAACAGCAACAGGGTGGTGGACTGCCGCAGACCGAAGACGTGCCGCCCCCGGCTATCGCCTTGCCACAGGCACAGGCACAGGCACAGGCCGGTGCGCCCCCGCAAGGCGCTCCTGCGGGCGCAGGGGCCGGTATGCCGCCACAGGCCGGTATGCCGCCACAGGCCGGTGCGCCCCCGCAAGGCGCTCCTGCGGGCGCAGGGGCCGGTAT